CTAGTGCAGCGGTTAATAATTTTAGCATAACTAATGCAGCAACAGGTAACACACCTTCACTTGCAGCAGTGGGCGGTGATAGTAATGTTGGATTAAATCTAGTACCAAAAGGTACTGGTGTTTTACAGGGTTCAGGTTCAGCTTTAAAAATTGCAGGATTAGAAACTATGTGGGTTCCATCTTCAGCAATGTATGGTGCTACAACTAACCCAGCAGATGCTCAACAAGTTGAAACAACAGCAACAAGACCTGATATGAAAGTATTAGATTTTGATGCTAGTACAGATGAATTTGCACAATTTTCAGTGGCTTTCCCTAAATCATGGAATGAAGGAACAGTAACTTACCAAGTATATTGGACTCCAAGTAATACAGATACAGGCGACTGTATATTTGGTTTACAAGGTGTAGCCATTGGTGATGACGATACTATTGATGTTGTTTATGGTACAGCTATAGATATTACAGATGCTGGTATTGGAACAGTTGAAGATCAACAAGTTAGTGCTGTAAGTAGTGCTATAACAATCGCAGGTTCTCCTGCAGTTGACCAACAAACTTACTTTCAATTATATAGAGATGCAAACGCAGGTGGAGATACTTTTACTGGAGATGCAAGAGTTCTTGGTATCAAAATATTCTACACTACTGATGCAGCTAACGACGCATAAGGAATTTAGATATGAGAGATTTAAAAAATAAACTTACATCAAGTAAGAATACAAAAAATATACAAAACAGAAGAGGTAAATCATTCGGTTATCAAGTCTTAGGATTTGGTGCGGGAGGTAGTGTTTCTTATAATGTAGCAACCGGTGGAACAATTACCACAGATGGAAATTTTAAAGTTCACACATTTACAGGACCTGGAACATTTGAAATTACAGAACTGGGAGATGAAGGAGTAGTAGATTATATGATAGTAGCAGGCGGAGGCGGTGCAGGTTATGGATATGGTTCTCACGGGGGAGCAGGTGGTTATAGAGCATCCGGATATGGTCCCGCTCCACTTCAGGCTGATTCAGCACCCGTTGCAGTTACAACTTATCCAATTGTAATAGGCGGAGGCGGAGCCGGTCGTCAAAGTGTACCTTATACATCAGGAGATCAGGGATCCGTTTCATCAGCTTTTGGTCTTACAGCTGCCGGTGGTGGTTTTGGCCGTGCTGGAGGCCCCCCTCCACATGTAGGAGGGACAGGAGGGCCAGGAGGTTCTGGCGGAGGAGCTTCTGGTGGAATTTCCGATACACCGGGATTTGCAGGAGGAACAGGAAACGTACCCCCTGTTAGTCCAGTTCAAGGTCATGATGGTTCTCCATCTATGAATCCTAGTAGTTATTATATGCAGGGAGGTGGAGCATTAGCAGCAGGTGGTAATCCATCAGCTACACCAAATGGTGCACCAAATGCTATTTCCGGTTCAGCCATTATATATGCAGGAAGCGGTCCTAGTGCATCAACGTCAGCTAATACAGGGATGGGAGGTAAGGCAGAAGGAAATAGTGCTACGTCAGGAATAGTAATAATAAGGTATCAATTTCAATAATATGGCACATTTTGCAAAAATTTCAGAAGATAATATAGTACTTCAAGTACTGGCTCTAGACAATAAAGATACACAGAACGCCGAGGGTGTTGAAGTTGAATCTATTGGACAAGCATATTTAGAAACACACAATAACTGGCCCGCACATTTATGGATTCAAACATCTTATAATACTACTGGCAATCAACATTCATTGAATGGAACCCCTTTAAGAGGAAACTATGCGGGTATAGGACATACTTGGGATGAAGAGAATCAAATTTTTTGGTACTTTAAACCTTACCCATCTTGGGTAAAAGATATATCAATTGCTAATTGGAAATCACCTATTGGGGATGCACCAGATGATTTAACTGATGAAGAAAAAGCAGCAGGTAATCGTTATGATTGGAATGAAGCAGGCCAATCTTGGGATAGAGTAACTCCCGAAGCATAATCATATTGACATTAATATATACTTCTTTATACAAGGAAGTATATATGCAGAAGAAAGTATTAACAGAGCAGTCATTATATTTTGGACAAGTTGATATGCCAAAACATTTTGAAATAGATCGAGATGAGTTAGCTCACCATATTTTACGTTCTACTTTTAATAATAAAGATCTTATATTTTCAAGAACATGGGATAAGTTAAATACTTATATAATAGATCATGTAAGGGTAAAATATAATTTTACCCTAGTAAAGGAAAAAACATGGGGGGATATATATAAACCTAATCAAACTACTGTTCCTTTATTAAATATTGATCCAGTAGATCTTACACATTCCCCTGATTATACTTTACTTTATGGAGTAAAAGCTGAAAAATGTAATGTTAGAATTCACTATGATGACAATAGAAGAGCAGGACGATCTTGGGATATAGAATTAAAGAATAACATGTTTATTATGTTTCCATCTACTAACATGTACTACATAACAAATAATCAAAAAGATTCTTTGAATTTTATACAAACAACTACCTATTCCTATTTTTAATATTCATGGAACTATCCAATTATTTTTGGCATTTTAAATCAGCCATACCTCCAAAAATCTGTGATGACATTATAAAACATGGATTATCACAAGCAGAAACTATGGCACGAACAGGCGGTTATAGTAATAAAGAATTAACTAAAGATCAAGTTAGAGATATGAAAAGAAAAAGAAACTCTGATTTAGTTTGGTTAGATGATACTTGGATTTATAAAGAACTACACCCTTATATTCATCAAGCAAATAAATTTGCAGGTTGGAATTTTGATTGGGATAGAAGTGAATCGTGTCAATTTACAAAATATAAACTTAATCAATACTATGATTGGCACTGTGACAGCTGGGACAAAGCATATGAAAAAGAAGGTCCTGATAATGGTAAAATTCGAAAGCTATCTATGACTTGTCAATTAACAGATGGTTCAGAATATGAAGGTGGAGAGCTAGAATTTGATTTTCGAAACTACGATCCGCATATGAGAGAAGAATCTAAACATTTGAGACAAGCAAAAGAGATATTACCTAAAGGAAGTATTATTGTGTTTCCATCATTTGTATGGCATAGAGTTAAACCTGTAACGAAAGGAACGAGATATTCACTGGTGATGTGGAACCTTGGATACCCATTTAAATAACATGGATATAAATAATTATTTTAAGACACCTATTTGGGCCGAAGAGAAACTTGAATATTTAAAGTCTTTAACTAAAGCTACTGATAAATATATTAAAGCCTCAATAACTAGAAATAGAAAAATAATAAAATGTACTACTGACTTTGGTTATTCCTCCCACGCAACTTTATTAGCTGAGGACAATAATTTTAGAGACTTTAGAGACTATATTGGCCAAAAGTCATGGGAATTTTTAGATCATCATGGCTATGATATGAAACAATATGAAGCTAGGTTGAGTGAGTTGTGGGTACAGGAATTTAGTAAAAACGGAGGAGGCTACAATCCCGCTCATATTGATTCGAATCAACATGTATCTGGATTTTATTTTTTAAAGTGCAGCGATAAAACTTCGTATCCAGTTTTCCATGAACCAAGAACTGGGGCACGCGCTACTAAATTAAAGATGAAAGCTAATATAAGTGGTATTATGAATGGGACCGATACCGTTCATTTCAAACCTACCCCCGGCACATTAATTATTTTTCCCGGTTATCTTGAGTATGAGTTTGTGGTCGATCACGGAGAAGCACCTTTTAGATTTATACATTGGAGTCTTTCTGCTATCCCTAGCGAGGGGAAGGGTAATTGAGTATGAGTTTTAAAAAAAATAAATATGTAGTTATTAAAGAAGTCATACCCAAAGATATGGCTATTTTTATATATAATTATTTTTTAATGAAAAAACAAGTTTTTGATACTTGTCGTCAAGCTAGATACATTTCTCCTTATGAAACATTATTAGGTGGGTATGACTCTTCGGGTGGACAAGTACCAAATACTTATTTTTGTTATTCAGATATTGTTATGGAAACTTTAATGCTAAAGTGTCAACCATTTATGGAAAAGACCACAGGATTAAAATTAAACCCAGCTAACACCTATGCAAGGATTTATAAAAAAGGTGATGAATTAAAAAGACACAAAGATAGATTTAGTTGTGAAGTCTCAACTACTATGAATCTTGGAGGAGATCCTTGGGCAATCTATCTTGAACCTTCAGGTAAAGAAGGACTAAAAGGAATTAAAGTAGACCTTAAACCAGGAGATATGCTGGTCTACAGTGGATGTGAACTGGAACATTGGAGAGAAAAATTTAAAGGTAAATCTTGTGGACAAGTATTTTTACATTATAACAATAGAAAAACACCGGGAGCAAAAGATAATATGTTTGATAAGCGTAAACATTTAGGTCTCCCCTCTTGGTTTAAAAAATAAAATTATATAAATGTAATTATCATCACCGCTCTAGTTCCCTGTGTGGGTAAATAATGGTAATGATTTGTAGAACTAAACATAATTCCTTTGTATATTTTTGGTGATACAATTTTATATTTTTTATCTTTATAATCTAGAATAACGGTGTCTCCATCATAGCTATTATTTAAATAAATTAATAATTGTTTGTGCGGAAACAAATGGTCTTTATGTTTTCCAATTTTATATACTACATTGGTTGGCATAGTAATGTTAATACATGCTCTATATATTAATTTATATTTAATTTTATGTTTAGTACAAAAAGTATTTAAAAGCCCTCTAGTAAAATCAACTAGTTCGCTATTTTCTATTCCCGGGAGCTGTGCATCTTTGTCTGCTCTAGCAATTACCTGGTGTCTAAAATGAACACATTTATCGTTTTTTTCTGTTGAATTATAAGAAAGATAAAATGGAATTTGTTGGTCCTCAATAATGTAATCAATTGTTTTTTTTTGATCTTTACTTAAGAAATCTTTATCTTCGATAAAGAAAGGGGAGTCTGTATTTTTCATATATTTCTAAAATACATACTATTCTATATTAAATAAATCACAAGGTTTGCTTTTTACTTGGTTTTACCATAATATAAAACTACCAAAATAAGAATAACTCTATATAGTGTTATCTATGCTACAAAAAATAGGCTTCGTACCAGGATTCAACAAACAAGTAACTTCAACCGGCGCTGAGTCTCAATAGACTATACTTGTCTCTAAAATATTGATGTATTTTTTTAATAATTTAGATATAATCACCTTATGGCACTTAAAAAAGTAACTTTTTCACCAGGTTTTAACAAGCAAAGCGTAGCATCCGCTCTTTCAGGACAATGGGTAGATGGTGACTTTGTGCGTTTTAGATATACGGCACCAGAAAAAATAGGTGGCTGGCAACAATTAAGTGTCAATCAAGAAACTGTTCCAGGAGCAGCTAGAGCTCAATTAGCTTTCACAAGTTTAAAAGGTGAGAGATATACTGCGATAGGTACTTCTCAAGGACTTTTTATATATTACGGAGAACAGTTTTACGATATTACTCCTTTAGCTACTGCAATCACAGGAGCGACGTTTGATACTTTTTCTGGTTTGGATAATGTTACTGTAAACAAAACTTCTCACGGTTTACAAGTTGGAAGATATG